TGGTTTCTATGTCAAGAGCCATGCAAAACATTAGAAGAAGCACGAAAACGAGCAATGGAGATTGGACGAAAGAATTTTGATTCGATTCACAAAGAACGCTACGGATTATTTTTGAAGAAAACCGTATATGTGGTTCTCTGGTGGAGATGGATTGAGAAAGGAGAGGTGAAGTAGATGGAGAAATTAACACTTGAAGAAGCTATTGCTCATGCAAAAGAAGTAGCAGAAAAGAATTATAGAGATGTAGATTTCGAGTCAATTGATTCTATAAATGATGATATAAAAGCTAATTGCTTAAAATGTGCAGAAGAACATGAGCAACTTGCAGAGTGGCTTGAAGAATTAAAATCTTACAAAGAAGTAGAAAAAACAGGCTTGCTTTTAAGATTACCGTGTAAGGTTGGAGATGATGTGTATATCATTCCAAGTCCATCTATTTACGGTTTAAATATTATTAATGGTTATGAGAAACACAATAAAATATACCATCATCATGTTAGGACGATAATAATTACTGATGGATATTGGTATGCAACAAGTCGCGAAGAATATGGTGTTTACAACGAAAAAGTACTTAATGATATTGCTTATGGAATAACTTGGTTCACAGATTATGAAGAGGCTGAGAAAAAATTGAAGGAGATGAAAGAAGAATGCTTGAGCTTGTAAAAACGATTTTTATGATATTAGGTGCGTATGTATTTGGTGTTTTTATTTATGCGGTTGTACGTGTATCGATTAATAAATTCAATAGATGGCGCAAGAATGGCTGCAAAATCAAGTGTCTTTGTAAACCTCATATCTATAAATTTTATTGGTACTTTCCTGATTCTGGGGAGTTAACATTAAAGTGCAAAAAATGTGGGAAGATAAATAAAATTATAGTTGATAAAGAATCTTTTGATAGCGGAATGTGGAAGTAAATATGGAAAATAAAATTGAAAAAGTGATTGGTATGTTACCTATCACAAATAGAATATATTATGGGTAAGTCACATGATTTACTATGAATGTATTTATAAAATACGATAGAACGGCAGTTTCATTTGGAGAAATAAAACACATAACAATAAATAATATATAAAATAGGAGGAATAAAGAATGATGAACAATTTTTTAAACGGGATGTTTGGGAAAGTTGGAAGTGGAATGTGTAGGCTTTCAATGAATGGAGGAATTGCAGTAAAAACATCAAACGGTTATAAAAGTTACAATGTTAAAACAAGTAAACTTACTAATTGTAGCAATTTTGTGTTTGATATTGGAGAAGAATTTTTCTTTGTAATTCCAACAAATAAAGTAGAAAAAGGTGATATTATTTTAGTTAATAATAAACCAAAATGTGTCATTGAATCTGATAAAACTAAAATTACTGTAATCAATTATGAAGATTCAACAGTAGAGACTATTTTACCTGAGAGACATGTATTTATGGGCAATACATATTTTTATGGGAAAATTGTTTCAATGTTTGGAAGTGATATTTTAAAAGGAAAGAAAGGCACAAACAATATTTTTAAATATATGATGCTTTCACAAATGATGAAAGGTGAAAACAATTCTTCTGGAATGCTAAATGGAAATAGTGGAGGAATGAGTGCTATGTTACCATTTATGATGATGGGTGGAAATATGGGAGAAATGTTTGATGGAATGTTTGATTTTGATACAGACAATGATATAGATGTAGAAGAAGAGGAGGAAGCATAATATGGGATGTGGATCATGGACAAGAGATAGCTATACAAGTTATTCAAAATCAGTAGGAAGAAGTGTTTCAAAAGATGGAACAATTAGTGGTTCTTATTCTAATCAGGATATGTTCAAAGCTACAAATATTGATCCTGCACTTGATCCCAAAAATGTAATCAGGGAATGTTGCGACACAGAAGAACATCCAAATACAATTCCAGTTATTTTAGCATTAGATGTTACTGGATCTATGGGACAAGCTGCCGTTGAAGTAGCAAAGAAACTCAATGTAATTATGACTAAATTATATGAGAAAGTAACAGATGTTGAATTTCTTATTATGGGGATTGGAGATTTAGCATGCGACACTTGCCCTATTCAAGCTTCTCAGTTTGAATCAGATATTCGTATTGCTGAACAGCTTGATAAAATTTATTTTGAATTTGGTGGTGGTGGGAATAATTACGAGTCTTATACCGCAGCATGGTATTTTGGTTCTCGTCATACAAAGCTTGATTGTTTAAATCGTGGAAGAAAAGGAATTATCATCACTATGGGAGATGAACAGCTTAATCCATATCTTCCGTTAAGAGGTCGTCACAGTGGATTGATTGAAGCAACAGGGGATAATCTTCAAGATGATGTAGAAACAAAAGATTTATATAATGAAGTTTCTAAAAAATTTAATATTTATCATTTAGATGTAAATCATGGTCGTAGATGGGACGAAGATGAAATTGAAACATCTTATAGAAAATATCTTGATGATGTTCATTTTAGAAAAGTGACTATGGATAGTATTACGAATGAAATTGTAGACATTATTATTAATGAATCAGAAAATAATGTAGTAAATTCAATTACAACATCTTCTGGTTCAGAAGAAATTACATGGTAGAATAGGAGAATTAAAAGATGAAAGACATTAAGATTGTAATTGGAGCAAATTTTGGAGATGAAGGAAAGGGTTTGATGACAGATTATTTTTCGCAAAAATCCAATAGCATTGTTGTGTGTTCAAATGGTGGAGCGCAAAGAGGACATACTGTAACAACACCAACTGCAATTAGACATGTCTTTCATCATTTTGGATCAGGTACATTTAACAATGCAAGTACATATTTATCTGAGGATTTTATTCTTAATCCAATTATTTTTAAACAAGAATATGATGAGTTAGTAAAACTTGATCATAATCCAAATGTATATATTAATCAAAATTGCATGATAACAACCCCATTTGATATGATGGCTAATCAAATCGTTGAGGAAAGTCGTGGTAAAAATAAACATGGTAGTTGTGGGTTAGGGGTTTTTGAGACAATTAAAAGATATAGAGCTGGTGTAACTGATTTAGATTACAATATTAAAGAATACTATTTGGAACAACTTAAAAAGGAGAACATTGAATTATCAGGCGAATGGTTGAAAATCTTTTTTGATAATGGTATATTTGAACATTTCTTAGAAGACTTGGATTTTATGAATAGCCATTCATTGTGTATTTCAGATGAATATTTCTTAAATCAGTATGACAATATTATTTTTGAAGCAGCACAAGGGCTTTTACTTGATCAAAATAATATTGATTATTTTCCACATCTTACCCCATCTAACACTGGAATTAAAAATCCCAAGAAAATAATTGAAAATATTGAATGGAATGATGATATAAATATTGAAACTTGTTATGTATCTCGTACTTATTTAACAAGACATGGCGCAGGGAAATTTCCATCAGAATGCAATAAAAATTTTATTAACGAATATATGTATGATAAAACAAATGTTCCAAATCCTTTTCAAGATAGTTTAAGATATGGACATCTTAATCTAAGAGAACTATATAATAGATGTTCTGATGATATTGAAGATTTTGGAAACACAAAATCAATTGCAATTACTCATTGTAATGAATATGACAAATGGGATAATGATTTGCTTATAAACTTATTTAATGATTGGAATATTTATTATTCTGATGGAGAAACCCGAAATGATGTAGATTTAAGATAATTGAAATGTTGTTTTCATGGATAAGAAAGGAATAATTTGTGAGTGAAAAGTTATATAAAGATGTAATAATGATTATCAAAGGTTGGTATAACAAAGAAAAATATAATTGTTCTTTTGCAGCGTTAAATGCATATTATCATAAACATTATACAAGCGTTTCTGATTTAACTTATGATACAGTAATAGAAAATTTTCTAATTCCTACTATGAATTGGGTTTTTGAAAACAAGTACGAAAGTTGTGAAGTTTATTTTAAGTTAATAACAGATAGGTTATATAGAACACGAAAAGAAAATACTTCTTATCTTGCTGTCTTATTTGATGGAATGGTTAATT